AAACAAATAAAACTAAAATAAAATGGCTTGTAATTTAACACGAGGTTTATTAGTTGACTGCAAAGATCAGATAGGTGGTTTAAAGAAAATATTCTTTACTGAATCTTACTGTTCTGATATTAGAGCAAGTGCTACATTTAATGGTACTAATGTATTACAAATGGACACAGCAGGTTTTGCTAATTGGGATATATATGGTGGTAGTACAGTAAATGTATTTCAGTATGACCTAAGACCTAATCTATCTTCAGTAACAGTAAATATCAACAGTGATCCTGCAACAGGAACTACTTTCTTTGAGCAAACTTTATCTCTTACGTTACAGAAATTAACTGTAGCACAAACAAATGAGTTAAAGTTAATCTCTTATAATCGTTCTCAAGTATTTGTACTAGATAATAATGATAATGTATTCTTATTAGGTATGGATAATGGTTGTGATATTTCAGGTGGTACTGCTGTAACAGGAGCTGCTAAGGGAGATATGACAGGATTTACTCTAGAACTAAGAGCAGAAGAAAAGGACCCATTAATTTGGCTACCTGCAACAGCAGGTGGTGGTACTGCTAAGTACCCATTTGATGGATTATCTGATGAGGCTGCACTTAATATAGCAGTAGGAACTTAATTAATAAATCGTTACTCAATTAAAATAGGGTTATCTAAGGATAGCCCTTTTTTATTAAATTAATTTTATAATAATCAAAATAGTATAAAGTTTTCTTTACAAAACTTACATTTGAAAACGAATTACTTATATTTATATATACTATTAAAAGACAAATACTATGGCTTGGAAAGTTAAAGAACAATACAAAGACTATAAACCAATAAATATGAACTTGGCTTATGGTGAATTAAGACCTCATCAAATAGAAAATTTATCTGATGAAGTAAAAGAGAAGTATTTTGAACAAGATACTCCTAAACCAAAAAAGAAAAAAAATAAAGTAGAAACAAACCCTTACAATGAGTACACAGACTAAAGTTCCTAATTTTGAAATGTTTGATGAGTATAATGAGAAGTTTGATAAAGCTACAACGCAAGAAGAAAAATTAGAAGTAATAAGAGAGTATCAAGATAAAATTTATAAAATAGAAGATGTATAAAGCTAGTTATGTTCAATTTCCTTTTTTATTAACTAGCTCAGATAATGAGGCTACTAAGCCTACAACATTATTTTTTTATGAAAATATAAATGCTTATGTAGACTTACCTTCTTCTACTTATTGGATTGTATTAAAATTTACAGGAAGAAACAACAACTATCAGCGTTCTTGTATAGCAGTACCAACAAATGCAGACTTTTCAAGTCCTGTATATGAAAGTAATTCTAGGTATGTTAAATTTGGAGTACAAACTTATATGCCTAAATGGACGGGAGCACAAACAGTAGATACATCAGGCAATAAATATATAGGAAATGTAGTATTGCCTACAAAAGATATTTACGACATTAAGGTCTATTACTCTACTTCTTTACAAATAGATACAGATCACGCTGATGTAACATTAATACCAGAAATAAAGCCTGTTGTATATGTAACTGATGAGAATAGAGACATAGTTACAAGTTCTGCTAGTTGGGCTGATTATTTAAACCCTGTTTTTGTTTCTTATAATTCTTATACAACAAATGATTTAACAGAAGTTGAAATGACTACTGTTGGTAAACCTGCTTCAGCAAGTGTAGATAATAGAGATGTACAATATGGAGTACAAACTTGGACACCTAATTACAATAATTAATGAAAAAGAAAAATAACACAGAAATATCAGTAATACATTTAGCAGAGTTTAATTTGCCACAAGTTACTGAAACAGCAAATAAAGATTGGATTCAATTTGGTACTGATAATATGTACCCTCAATATCTACTTGAACTATATAATGGTAGTAGTATAAATAATGCTATTATAAAAGGTGTAGCTGCTATGATTTATGGAGAGGGTTTAGAGGCTACTGATAGAGAAGATAGTGAAGAACATCAGGGGCAATGGCTAAGACTTATATCACTACTAGGACATTCACAGAAAGACCTTTTAAAGTGCTTAGCATTTGATTTAAAGCTGTTTGGTATGTGTTATGTTAATACGATATGGAATAAGCCTAGAACAAAGATTGTGGAGATGTATCATATCCCTGCACAATATATAAGAAGTGGTAAAACTGATAGTTATGGTAAAGTAAATGAGTATTACTATTCAGCAGATTGGACAAATACTAGAAAGCACAAACCAAGAACATATAAAGCGTTTGATGAAAAGGACAGAACAAGTGCTAGTCAAGTATTATGTATTAAAGATTACTCTCCTGGAAGTTACTATTATTCTTTACCTGATTATCAAGGATCTACTTCTTACATTCAATTAGATATGGAGATTGCTCAATTTCACTTATCTAATATAAAATCAGGTATGTTTCCTAGTATGGCAGTAAACTTTGCGAATGGTGTACCTACAAGAGAAGAAAGAAGAACTATAGAAAGGCAAATTAACTCTAAATTTGGTGGTAGTGGTAATGCAGGAAAGATACTAATAACTTTTAATGATGGAAAAGACACAGCTCCTGAGATAGTGCCTATCAATGCAAATGACAATTCTGATAGCTACCAATTCTTATCTACAGAAACTACAAGAAAAGTTCTTACAGGACATAGGGTTACAAGCCCTTTACTATTAGGTGTAAGAGATGGCAATAGTGGTTTAGGTAATAATGCAGATGAAATTAAAACTTCTTACAGTTTATTTAACAACACAGTCATTAAACCATTCCAGAATACACTTTTAGATGGATTACAGGACATTTTTAGTATTTGTGGTATAAACCTTGATTTATACTTTAAATCGCTTAAACCTGCTGATTTCATTGATATTAGTAATGTAGCTAAAGTAAGTGAAGATGAGCAAGAGAAAGAGGGGATAGACACAGAGGACAAGGGAGAACCAATTAAAAAAGAATTTAAGGCTTTAGATGATATAGACAGAAAGCCAACAAAACAAATGATGAGAGAGGCTAAAAAAGGTCTTGAAATGAGAAAGGAATTCGGCAGAGGTGGTACTGAAGTTGGTGTAGCAAGAGCAAGGGATATAATGAATGGCAAAAACCTATCTATTGAAACGATCAAAAGAATGTACTCTTTTTTTAGTAGACAAGAACAATCAATAAAAAACGGAGAGGGTTTTAAAAAAGGAGATAAAGGTTATCCAAGTGCAGGTAAAATAGCTTGGCTACTTTGGGGAGGTGAAGGTGGTTTTAACTGGGCTAAAAGAAAAGTTAAGGAAATAGAAAATGTAGAAAAGAATTTAAGTGATGATGATGCTAAAGTGATATTATCTAATTTAAAGGGTACAGAAATAGATAATAAAGAATGGTTTGAGTTAGGCGAAATAGAGGCTGAAGATAGTAACACAGAAACAGAAGAAAATTTCCAAACCTTTACTAATCAACATTTAAGTAAACATTATGAATTTGCAAGTGCAGGTAGAATACCATCAAATCCTGATAGCCCAACAAGTGATAGTAATGCAGGGTTAATTAGGGTGTTATATAGATATTCAAGAAACTTAAAGGCTAATAGTAGAGATTTTTGTAAACAAATGGTAAGACTAAGTAAAGCAGGAACTTTATATACAATTAACAACTTAAAACAAGCAAAAAATTTAAGTGTAAATAAAGGTTTTGGTATA